ACCAGCTTCAACAACCAATCTTGTTAGATTTACAGCAGACGACGCCAGAGCAATTAATTTTCTAGATGTGACCGGAACTACAGTAGAAGATTTTGGGCTGATTTCTGTGGAAAACGGCATAAAAGCTTGCGGTCTATACATTGCCGAAGGACTCAGAACTGCCACAAATACAGTAGTCATGAATTTGACTCAATTAAACGCATTGTCTCCATTGATTGGCGATTCTGCGTATGTTGTAGACAGTGACGATGGCAACGGAAACAATGTTGGCGAATGGAGTATGTGGATTTTTAATGGTTCTGATTGGGTACAAACCAGCAATCAGGACAGTTCAACAACCGATGCAAAATCACTCGAATATACTCTTACAACTTCTAGTCCGGCCGACATTGATATTGGCGAAATTAGCACAGGCAGAAGAGTAACATTAATTACTGTTGAAGTAACAACACCATTTGATAGTTCTACTGCAACACTTTCTATTGGCTACCAAGTTAACAATCCATCACCGCCACCACCAGAGCCATCTGGTTTAATGGTACAAGGAATAATCGATTTAACTGTAGCCGGAACATATACTACATACACAGACATTCTATTTGGTACTGATACAGCGCAGGGTGATGTCACAATTACTGCGACTTTCGATAGTGCAGAAGCTTCAATCGGCTCTGCTCAAATCATAGTGTCTTACGTTTAAAAAATAAATTTCGGATAAATAACACACTGAAGGCCAATAAGGGCCGATAATTAGGAGAGAAAAATGGCTAACGTCAAGAATTTCGGTCTTGTTGGTGTAGGCACAGATGTCCAGTTTGGTAAAGCTGGTACACGTCTTGTTAACAACTCAGGTACCTTCAATTTCAAGGCTGCTAACGGTTCGTCCGACGCAGCACTTACAGCAGCGGGTATCACATCCTCTGCAGGTAACATTACACTTACAACTGGTAACCTTGTTGCATCCGCTGGTAACATCAATGCTACACTTGGTAACCTAAACCTTTCTGCAACTGGCGCAACAATCGTCGTCGGTACAGACACAACATTAAGCCGCCAGAGCGCAGGCGTTTTCCAGTTCAACGGAACAGCAGCAGTAATGCTTCCAGTTGGTTCGACCGGTCAGCAGCCGACAGGCGTAACTGGTATGGTTCGTATCAATAACAGCGCTACTCCAGTTCTAGAATATTTCAATGGTTCTGTTTGGACACAAGTCAGCGGAACATCTGCTCTACAAACCGAAATTAACAACATCGAAGCTGCCCTTGGTGGCGCTATTGATTCTTCCGGTAACTTTGTTCCTGGTGGTTTCACTGGTTCGGTTATCGGTACAACAGCAAGCTTCACAGAAGCTATTCAAAATGTTGCTGATTTTGCAGCAGCTCACGATACTCTTGACGAAGTATTCCCACAAACTGGCGCTGGTAATGTAATTTACTCCGACGGTGCAAACTGGCAACAAGCTAACCCAGGTTCGACTTCCGGTGTTCAAGCTTGGAATGCAGGCCTTGACGCACTTTCGACATTCTCGAATGGCGCTGGTACAGGTATTGTTGTTCAGACTGGCGTTAACACATTCGCAGATCGTTCGTTGGTTGCTCCAGCTGCTGGTATCACAATCACTAATGCAAGTGGTGTTGCTGGTAACCCAACATTTGCATTGGCAAATGATTTGGCAGGCCTAGAAGGTCTTTCGACAACTGGCTACTCGGTACGTACAGGCGACGGTACATGGACAACACGTTCTATCGCTGGAACAATTGGTCGCATCAGCGTTCTTAACGGCGACGGCGTAAGCTCTGACACTTCTGTCGACTTGGCAACTGTTACTCAAGCTAACACCGGTGATTTCGTTAAGGTAACACTTGACGGTTATGGCCGCGTAACTGGTAACACTGCTGTCACAACAGCAGATATCGAAACTCTTGTCGATGCTTCGTACTTGAGACTCGATGGTACAAATTCGATGACTGCAGATTTGAATGCTGGTGGCTTCAAGGTAACAAACCTTGCTGAACCAACTGCTTCGACAGACGCAGCAACAAAGAATTACGTTGACAATGCAGTTTCTGGTCTATCATGGAAGACAGCCGCTCTTGCAGCAACAACCGGTAATATCACATTGTCTGGCACACAGACAATCGACGGTGTTGCAGTCGTAGCAGGAAATCGTGTTCTTGTTAAGAGCCAAACAGACGCCACAGAAAATGGTATCTACGTTGTAGCAGCTGGCGCATGGGCACGTTCTTCCGATGCGGATACAGGTCCGGATCTTGACGATGCAGCTATTTTCGTTCAGCAAGGTACAGTCAACGGCGATACAGGTTGGGTACAAACAACTTCTAACGTTGTTCTAGGTACTTCCAACATTGTTTGGGCTCAATTCTCTGGTTCTGGCGCTTATGCTGCTGGTAATGGTATTGACATTTCTGGTAACGTTATTAGTGCAGTTCTTGGCTCTGGTCTAGAATTTGTCGGTAACGCAATCACTGTCAACACAGCAACAGGCAACGCAGTTCAGCTAGTTTCTTCCGAAGTTGCTCTTGTTCTCGATACAGGTTCTGGTCTTTCGCAGTCTGGTACAGGTTTGAAGATTGCTGCCGCTGGTGTAACCAACGCAATGTTGGCAAACCCAAGCTTCACAATTAACGGTGACACTGGTACAGATACTCTAACACTTGGCGACACATTCCAAGTTAAGGGTGTTTCGACACAGGGTACTTCCGTTGCTGTAACAGAAGCTCCGGCTGGCACATCGACATTCACTGTTACTGTTGCTGATGCTTCTTCGTCTCAGAAGGGTGTTGCAACATTCAACACAGCAAGTTTCGCAGTTACATCTGGTGACGTAACAATCAAGGCTGGTGGTGTTTCTAACGCACAATTGGCAAACAGCTCGATCACACTAACAGGTGATACTGGTTCCGATGCAGTTGCACTAGGTGAATCCCTAGACTTCAACGGTGACAGCACATTCATTACAACAAACGTTGCTTCGAATGTTGTTTCGTTCACACTTGGTACAGTTGACGTTCCACACGGTGGTACAGGCCAAACATCCGTTGCTACTGGCGAAATTCTTTACGGTGCAAATGCTGCTCCTCTAGATCATTCGTCGGCATTCACATTCGACGGCACTGATACACTAACTATCGGTACAACAACAATTCAGGGTAATGCTACTGATACTGTCATCACTGCTACAGCTACAAACGGTGACGTTGTTCTTGTTCCAGATGGAACAGGTTCCGTTGTTATTGGCCCAACAGGCGCTGGCTTGATCCAGTCTGACGCAGGCGAATCGCTAACAATTCGTGGTAACACAACATTGTCGCTTGAGTCTGTCACTGGTGATACATCGATGGTATTGCCATCCGGTACAGGCAGCAAGGTAACAATTTCTGGTCCAACAGCATCTGACTATGCTACTGGCTTGACATCAAATGACCTTGTCAACAAGCAATATGTTGATGATGCTATTTCGACAGGTGCGGCAGCTGGTGCTATCAAGGCCGTCACTGCTACTGTTGACCTTTCGGCAACTGGTTCGACAGACGTCGGTGCTCCACTTCCAGCAGGTTCGACAGTTCTTAGCGTCAAGGTTCAAGTTACAGCAGCTGACACAGCTACTGGTAACCTACAAGTTGGCGTTGCTGGCGACGGTTCGCTAATGTCCACAGCAGAAAACGATACACAATCGACAGGTATGTATCTTGCAGAAACTTATGTCGTCGAAGCTTCGTCGGTACAAGTTCAGGCAACAGTCGGTGGTACACCAGGCGGTGCTGGTTCAGCAGTTGTTATTGTTGAATACAAGGTCGCTGGTTAATCAGCTTCAACCCCACAAAATAAAGCCCCGAAATTCGGGGCTTTTTTTATAAATATGGGTAAAGGAGAATATATGTTCCAAACATTAGGAAAAATGGTTAAAGAGTCGTTGCAGGATAATGCAACTGGCAGATATTCATCTGCTAGAATTATTGCAATGTTGGTGGCAATTGCTGCAACAGTGTTCATGTGGAAACTTGTATTATTGGGCGGTATGTCTATCGATTATTTCATAGCATATCTTGCATATGGAACAGGCACATCTGGATTGAACAAGTTCCTAGACAACAGAGATAATTCACGTGCTGAACAGGCAAAAGCAGCCCTGAAGGCAAACAAGTCTTCCGACGACGAAGAATTGCCAAAGCCACCGAAGCCTTGATGTTTCTTGTTTGCAGTGTTAGACTGCAAAAATGAATACAATTGTCTTTTCATTTGGAAGAATGAATCCCCCAACTAAGGGGCATGAAAAAGTAATTAGGAAGGTCAAGAGTCTTGCAGTGAATGCAGACCATATGATCTTCCTTTCCCACACCCTAAATAGGACAACAGATCCACTTAGCTGGTGGTATAAGCTAAATGTGGCTAAGATTGCTTTCCCGGACACAAATTTTTGCGAAGATTTGGGCATAAAAACGCCCTTCCAGGCAGTTGAGTACTTGGCTCGTGCTTTAGACTACACTGATATTACTATGGTTGTAGGTGCAGATCGAGTTGAAGATTTTAAAGAGCGATTCGAACCCTACATTAAAGACTGGGGAATTGAGAAGTTCAATGTCGTTTCTGCAGGCGAGCGTAATCCTAAGTCTCGTACTGTATCTGGAATAAGTGGGACAAAGATGCGCGAATATGCAATCCAGGGCATGGAATCATCTTTTTGCGCAGGTCTGCCAAATACGATAAATAGTAGTTTGAAGAAACAAATTTTTAGAGATGTGAGGAACATACTAAAGGGGTAGGCAATGCGTGTAGTGGAAATTCTTTTACCAAAGGGAGTATCGGATAGGAGTATCTCTCCTAGACAAGCCCAGCATATTGATATGCTGCAAAGTCGCATGAATTCTTATGTGGATAAGATTATGGACCCACATACTTCTACTCAAGGTAGAGAGTTTCTAAAGTCGCGTTTACGCGATGATTACTATGAATTGAAGCAGGCAGTTGGTCAATTCCAGACTGTTGCAGAAGCAGTTCATAAGGTGCCAATTACAAACAAAGATTTCGATGCAATTAAGCTTATTATGGAGCGCCCAATTCCTGCAGCGGTTGCAATGATCTATATTCAGGATTGCATTGTCGACGATGAACTCAATGATGAAATTAGAATCCTCGAAGACACAGATCCAGGCAGAGATGTTCGTGAATTAATTGCAGAATGGGTTGGTCGTGTAATGCCTGACCAAATGTACCGTTTCGACGATAGCAAAGCCGAAGGTGATATGCAGCAGAAACAAGGTTTGCTATCTCCAATTCATGGATATGATCCCCATATGTACAAGGGTACTAATGATCCTATCACAGGAAATAACGCTTACGGATTCAAATAATGTCCTACAGTGAAAAAGTATTAGATCACTACGAAAATCCACGCAATGTGGGTAATATGCCGAAAGAAGATACGGATGTCGGAACCGGAATCGTAGGGGCGCCTTCGTGTGGCGATGTAATGAAACTTCAAATTCGCGTAAACGACGGTATTATTACCGAGGCGAAATTTAAAACATATGGCTGTGGTTCAGCTATTGCTTCCAGTTCACTTGTAACCGAATGGGTTAAGGGTAAAACTCTTGACGAAGCAAATCAAATTAGAAACACACAAATCGCAGAAGAACTTGCACTTCCTCCAGTGAAAATTCACTGCTCAATTCTTGCAGAAGATGCAATCAAGGCCGCAATCGCGGATTACAAATCAAAGAATGATTCAGCTAACTGAAAAAGCAGCAGAAAAAGTCGTAAAACAAATCGAGGCACGTCAGAAGGGACTAGGTGTCCGCCTCGGTGTGAAAACCACCGGTTGTTCTGGTCTAGCATACGTACTCGAATACGTTGATGAACCGCGTTCGGAGGATCTGATTTTCGAATCATTCGGTGCAAAGGTTTTTATTGATCCGAAAAGTATGGCCTATGTTGATGGCACAGTCATTGATTACGAACGTAAGGGCTTGAATGAGGGTTTTGCATTTAGAAATCCTCGAGAAAAAGACAAGTGCGGTTGCGGAGAAAGTTTCAGAGTCTGAGCATTTTGACTTTCGTGAGTAAATGCTGTAGACTCTTGGGACAGGTAAATAATCACCTATAAATCACAGGAGTCACAATGGCAAAATTATCACCAGAAAACGTTGTAAGACTAAAACAGCTCGTTAAAGATGGAGTTGATGTTTTACAGGAGTGTGAAGATCTGAAAGACGGTCTTAGCGACACAATAAATTCGGTGGCGAAAGAGTTAGAAGTAAAACCCGCAATCGTTAATCAACTTATCAAGGCAGTTCATAAGAACAAGATGAATGATCGCCGTGATGATTTCGAAACACTCGAAGAGCTCTACAAGGCTGCAGGACTAGGTTGATACGTACAGGGGAATAGAAAATTTACATTGACGCATTTTTCAAACGCGGCGGTGATAGTGAAGTAATCAGGATTGTGGAGCGTGTAAACGGAAAGCGCGTTTACAAGGAGTTTCCACCTGATTATCACTTTTACCTAACCGATCCTAAAGGTAGTCACAAGACTATCTATGGTGACACGGTCAAAAAAATCGTGCCACGCACTTTTGTTGAAAAACAAAAGATTCTAAAAACACTCGGATTCAATTCTAAGAAATGGGAAAGTGACGTAGATCCTATTTTCCGTTGTCTCGAGCAAAACTATTTGCATATCGATGCACCCACAATGCATGTGGCGTTCTTCGACATTGAAACCAGCTTCGATAAAGAATCGGGCTGGTCAGAAGCATCCGATGCCGATAACTATATCACATCCATTTCCGTATACCTGCAGTGGTTAGAGGAAGTTATCTGTTTAGCTGTGCCACCCGAAACACTGTCTTGGGAAGAAGCACAGGAAATTGCTGAACAGGTTGGCAATGTTGTGTTGTTCCAAAAAGAATCTGACATGCTGAATGCTTTCATGGAAGTAATTCAGGATGCAGACATTATTAGTGGTTGGAACAGTGAACCATACGATATTCCGTATACAGTAAACAGAATCAAGAAAGTTTTAGGTCGCCACGAAGCAAGAAAGCTATGCTTGTGGGAACAAGAACCTAAGGTACGCGAATTTGAACGTGGTGGCAAGACACTACCAACTTATGACTTGATTGGAAGAGTACATGTGGACTACATGCAACTCTACAAGAAATACAACTATGAAGAACGTCACAGTTATGCGTTGAATGCAATCGCTGAAATTGAACTCGGCGAAACCAAGGTGCAATATGAGGGTACTTTGGATGAACTGTACAATGATGACTTCAAGAAATTCCTGGAATACAACATTCAGGATACGATGCTTTTGGATAAGCTAGACAAGAAGCTCGACTTCATTGGCCTAGCTAATTCAATTGCTCATGCCAGCTGTGTATTAATCCAGACAACAATGGGCGCGGTGGCCGTTACTGACCAAAACGTCTTAATGGAAGCACATAGCAAGTTATTAATTTGTCCAGATAAGAAACACAGTGGGCGTGGCGAGGATAATACAAGCACTCGCGCAGCAGGTGGTTGGGTTGCAACACCTAAGAAGGGTTTCCACAGATACATTGCTTCGACTGACATGAAGTCGCTATATCCGTCTGTTATTCGTGCCTTCAACATGAGTCCAGAAACTATCATTGGTCAAATTAGACTAACTGATACAAATGCAGCAATTGCAGAATGGGAAGCTAAGGGCAGCAAGTACACATTCGCATCTTGGTGGAATGACCGTTTCAATGTTCTTGAAATGGATTATTTCTATGAGGGAGATGCAGCACACAAACTGACGCTGGACATGGAAGATGGTCAGTCGTTTGAAGTGACTGGTGCCGAATTGCAAGAATTGATTTTCGGCAGTGGTCAGCCTTGGTGTATCAGCGCTAATGGAACTATTTTCCGTACTGACCACGATGGCGTAATTCCAAGTCTATTGACTCGCTGGTACAGCGAGCGTAAGACATTGCAGGGAATTATGACTAACTACCAAGATGTCGAGGATAATCCCAAGATTGACGGCATCAAAATGCCTGCAAATTTGTGGACAAATGACGATATTAGCGATGCAGAAGTCAAGGCTAACCCGTATGTAGAGAACGAGGCCTACAAGCCCAAAAAATTGGCAGAACTTATTACTGAAGGACACAAGAAGCGTGTCGTCCAGTACATGAATCAGCACAATTTGATGGTTAAGGAAGATAAGGTCATTCACCGTGATCAGAAGGACTTGAAGCGCATCGTTGGATATTGGGATAAGCGACAATTGGTTAAGAAGATTAACCTGAACTCGGCTTATGGCGCTCTTTTGAATGCAGGTAGTCGATTCTTCGACCAACGACTTGGTCAATCAACCACCTTGTCTGGTAGAACAATTACTAGACACATGGCAGCTAAAACCAATGAAATGATTACAGGGGAATACGACCATTATGGCAAAGCAATTGTCTACGGCGACACGGACTCGTGCTATTTTTCTGCGTACCCTATACTTAAAGGGGAGATTGACGCAGGTGAGGTCGAATGGACAAAGGAAAGCATTATTGAGACCTACAACGCTCTTGCTAAAGCCGTCTCCGCCACATTCCCAGAATTCCTCCATAAGAAACTCAATGTACCCGTAAAGCGTTCAACTGGCGTTATTGCAAGCTCACGCGAAACAGTGTCTGAATCGGGTATTTGGATGGTTAAGAAGCGTTATGCTTGCTTGATGTTCGACAAGGATGGAATCAGACTTGACGTAGGCGGAAAGCCAGGCAAGGTTAAGGCTATGGGTCTTGATTTGAAACGTGCTGACACGCCTAAACTGGTACAGAAATTCCTGTCAGATATTTTGATGGATACATTGACCAACAAGGGCGAAGATTTTGTTATTGGTAAGATCAGAGAATTCAAGGAACAGTTTGAAGCTTTGAAGCCATGGCAGATGGGTACACCGCGTGCGGTGAATAAACTGTCGCACTATCGCGATAAGATTGAAGCAGCAGGGATCAAGAAATTGCAAGGTGGTACAGTTGGTAATCTACACGTACCAGGACACGTTACGGCAAGTCTTGCATGGAACAGATTGAAAGAAATCAATATGGACCAACACGCAATGAAGATTATTGACGGTCAGAAAGTCATTGTATGTAAGTTGAAGGAAACTCCATACAACACGCTTTCTAGCATTGCATATCCAGTAGACGAAGTTCACTTGCCGGATTGGTTCTTACAATTGCCATTTGATGAAGGTGAAATGATGGCAGGTATTGTTGACAAGAAGGTTGAAAACTTGTTGGGCGTGCTTAACTGGGACTTGTCCCGTGCAAGCAAGCAGAATGAGATGTTTGAATCTTTGTTCGACATGAGTGCCCTTTGAAATTTGACATTCACAACACAATTCTGTACACTCACAGAAGAAGGAGAATTATTCTATGTTACTAGATTCACTTAAAGACATTATCAAGCACACATACGGTCTCGGATTCATCGAAATGGTGAAGTTGGTGGGCACTGCAAACGATGCAAAGATTGAAGCCATCGATGCAGACAAGACTGTTGTTATTTTCGGCGAGCTATATCAGCCAGTCAAGAATATTGAAACAACCGTCGGTTTCTCACGTATGGCATTCCTGAAAGGTTTCATCGACTTGCATGATGGGTCGGATGTCACTGTAGTAAATGAACAGCGCAATGGCGTTGACGTTCCCACAGAAATCTTGTTTGACGACAAGGCTGGTTTGACATCTAACTATCGCTTTATGAGCGAAACAATGGTTAACGAACAGATCAAGGTTCCGCCATTCAAGGGCGCAACATGGAATGTGACAATTGAACCAACTAAGAAGAACATTGCACGCTTGAGCAGCTTCAGTGGTGTTCTTGGTTCGTTCGAAAGCACATTCATTGTATCTTTGGACAAGGGTACATTGAACTTCTCGATCGGTAGCGGTCCAACTGATAGAACAGTTATTCCGTTCGCAACTGGTGTAAATGGTACACTGAAGCATCAATGGGTATGGCCTCTAAGCCAGGTTATCTCCATCCTTAAGTTAGGCGATGCAGGCGAGTGCAAAATGAACTTTTCTGACATGGGCGCACTGAAGATTGATATCGACAGTGGAATTGGCAAGTATTCTTATATCCTACCAGCACGTAGCAAGTAATGACAAAAAGGCGATACACGTCTGAAGAAATCTTCGAAATGCAAACGCAGATTTTCGAAGACAATCGGGCCGAGCGTGACAAATTTGATAAAATTGCAGACTGGGTCTCGGGCAAAGCAAGGCGCGATGCCAGGACTGAAATCTCGGAATATGGGCGCTCGCCGGATAATCCACATGTTCGATTCCATTACATATCTATCCCCATGTCGCAGTACGACAACGCAACACCATGGATGATTGACGGTGTGAACGGACCGAATGCTTGTAAACCGCCTGTCGCGGGAATCTATATTCACACTCAGGGGTGGATGGTAGACGCTGACATTCCAGATGTTGGTCAAGTAAAATTCTACGTTTGCATCAATACTTACGATGCACATATGGGCGGATATTAAATGACCGACGACGATGCAGAAAAGCTCATAGAGGCTTTAAAGTATACTAAGAAGGAACTTGCCAACAAGCGCTATGGAGCACTTGTGGATATGATTTCGCAGGAGCTTTCTAAATGCATCAGAGAAGAATTCGACAACGAAATACTCAATAAATTATCAAACAGAACTAATACATGTCAAACACAGTCAACCTTACCGAGCGACACGAAAAAGGAGGATGGGCCATCTACCTTCCTGCCCTTAGCGGATTCTATACTGATACACTCGGAAAAATTCATAACAAACCAGATTATTACATGCCAGAAGGTAGATTACCTAAAGGTTTGGAATACGGCGCCGAAGGTCTTAATTTCCTCAAGAAAGACAATTCCTATTTCTATTACAAATGGTGCCTTTATTCAGCTGGACATGCGGACAGAAACCTTCAGAAGTGTGATAAATCCGAACCAATGGTTCACGGTCGCGATAGACAAAATACAGTCCTCGTTGGAGACTCCGGAGGCTTTCAGGTAGCTAAGGGTGTTATCAAGATGGACTGGTCCACAGTGCGTGGAGCAGGTGGTGATGCATTGCGTAAGGAAATCATGGAGTACCTAGAGTATTCGTTTGATTGGTCAATGACACTTGATATTCCAGCTTTCGCAGCCACCCCGGGTTTTAGTGAGAAAACAGGTCTGACGAAATTTGAAGACACTTTAGAAATCACAGAAATTAATCTGAAATATTTCTTGAAGAATCGTACTCCAGGTAAGACTAAGTTCCTAAATGTTCTATCTGGAAGTGACGAAAAAACTTCTGAAACTTGGTTTAACGCTGTGATTCCATATTCTATTCCAAGCATGGTAGAAGATATGGGTTACAGCAGAGATCGCACACTCGAAGGATACGCCTTCGCAGGTGTGAACATGCGCCATATGCCAACTCTGCTGAATAGAGTGTTGGACTTGCGTGAAATGGGTGCGCTCGAAGGTAAAAACTGGATTCACTTCCTGGGCATTGGCAGACTGGATTGGGCTTGCTACTTGACATCCATTATGCGTCAGTTGCGTAAGCACGACAATCCAGACATCACTTGCTCGTTTGACGCTGCGAGCCCATTCGTTGCGGTTGCATACGGACTGTCTTACAACTACAATACATTTGAAGCGAAAAGGCTTACCTATTCCATGGACCCGGCAGTCGACGAGAAGGACCTTAAGGGTACTTCGTACGCAATGCCGTATCAGAGTCCGATTATGGAAAGACTTACCACAGGTGACATTTGTTATCTGGGACACGGTGATTTGAACCGCAATGGTAAGGAAAGTAAGACAAGCTGGGACGTATTCACTTATGCACTGTACATGTCACATAACGTGTACAATCATATTCAGGCAGTCCAAGAAATTAATAGACTGGCCGATATTGAATACGTAAGAACACCAGTGAGCTATAAGGACTGGACTAAGGAACGCAAAACTTCCACAGCCAACGAACTTAGCCCACACGTTCCAAGTTCTATTTTGATCTTTAACGATTTCGTAACGAAATTGTTAGATCCGGCGAATCCCGATCCTCGTCAGATGATTAAGGACAACGCAGTGTTCTTGGAATCTATTAGCTTCGGCAGAGAAGCTCAAGTGGACACATTCAAGGCGTTGTTTGACGAAGTAATTCCTACTGCCGATACAATGGCAAGTCTGGATGACGAAAAGCTTACTGCACTTGAGGATGCGAATAAGGATGAATGAGAAATTGCAGAGAAAGCTCTCCGTACTCGAGAGCTCAATCGGAATTCAACGAGATTGTCTAGACAATGGTTACATGCTAGGTATGTTGAACGGCATGATTTTCGCCCATGCAATATTCGCCGATTGCGTGCCTAAATATCAAAGGGGCACGCATCGAAGACTTCACAGAATAAAAGTTAGACATAAATCAAGACGGATTAAAACTTAATGACAAAGAAATTATGTATCTACCACGGTAACTGTGCAGACGGTTTTACCGCAGCGTGGGTAGTTAGAAAGGCACTGGGCGAGGACGTTGAATTCCATGCAGGTTTTTACAGAGATCCTCCACCCGACGTTAAGGGCAAGGATGTTTACATTGTAGATTTCAGTTACAAGCCAGAAATCATGCAAGAAATCCTTGCCGAAGCAAACAATGTGATCCACATCGATCACCATGAAACTGCCATCCAGGCAATGGAGTGCGTTTGCCACAAGAAACTATTTAAATTCTACAGCCCAGAAAATACGGAGAGCGGTGCAATGCTAGCGTGGAAGTATTTCTTCCCGGATGCACCAGTTCCAGAAATTATCAAGCACGTTGACGACCGTGACCGCTGGAAATTCTATCTTGAAGGTACAAGAGAAATTGCAGCCAACATGTTCAGCTACGAATACACATTCGAAAATTGGGATATGCTGATGCAGCAAGATCCGGATACGCAAGTCCGTGAAGGTTCTGCTATTCAGCGTAGGATGGTTAAGGATATCAAGGAACTGTCCAACGTAGTTGTACGCAGAGTGAACATTGCAGGATATAACGTCCCTTGCGCAAATGTGCCGTACCAGTATGGCTCGGACATGTGCAGTTTCCTTGCTAAAAATGAGCCATTTGCGGCTTATTACTACGACAAGCCAACACACCGCGAGTTTGGACTAAGGTCTGTTCCCGGCGGTGTAAATGTGGCAAAAATTGCCGAGTCTTTTGGCGGTGGTGGCCACGCAACAGCTAGCGGCTTTAAGCGCACATTTGACGAAGCAAGAGAATTCGAGATTTAAAATGAAGTGGCGTATAACTAAGAAACCTATTCCTGATTATCTAGATAGCTTAGGAGAACTTCGGCAAGGACGCCGCATCCGATTCAAGCCAAACAATCTCGATAATGATTTACTGCTTAGGGTCTCTCAACTCTCAATTGCAGAAGTACAGAAACTTTCA